TGGCGGAGCACCACGGGCAAATTTTAGAAATTAATTTATCAAAAACCCCATATTTCAAACCCCCAATTGAAGGCCTTGACCAACTTAGAGATAGGTAACGCTTTAGGTGTTACACCGCAACGAGTGAGCGTGCTCAAGCGTGACGGTATGCCTGTGCACTCAATCGAGGCCGCTAAGGCGTGGAGAGCGAACCGCGAGGAGTCTCGCAAGGCATCGGCGCCAATGGTCGACGCGGCGCAGCTGGATGACGGCTCGCTGGCTGAGCGTATCCGTAAGCAAAACGAAGACGTCAGCCGGGCCCGAGACATCTGGCGTGCGGCGATGGAGCAGGGCGATCCAAACCAAGCCAAGTACCATACGCAGTTTAACCAGGCTACTTCCAAACTCTTGGACCTCGAGGCCGAGCAGGAACGTCGTTTAATTCTCTCCCGAGACTACATCACTGCGAAAGAAGCCGGAGAGGCGATGCGTCAGCTGACGGCTGAGTTCGTGAACCGCTTGGACAAGTTAGCGCTCGATGTCGCAGAAGGATGTAACCCCGAAAACCCGGCTAAGGCGGTAAAAGTTTTAGAAGCGTGGGCGAGAAAGACGCGGGAGGACTTGAGTACTGATGAACAAGTCTAACCTTATCTCGATTGGCCGTGGGGTGATGAAGCCAGCCGACTCTGGGGACATCGTAGAATGGATGGAGGAGAACGTGCTCGCGATCCCAGACAGTCCGATGCCTGGTCCGTTTCGCTCTGACCGAACGCCGTGGATTGCGGAGGCGTTGAGGATGGCGGCCGACCCCGAGACTAGGCTGATGACTGTCCTAGCAAGTATTCAATCGGGGAAGTCTCTCTTTGCCCGGTTGTTCACTTGCCACATTATCGCTAACGCTCCGGGCCCGACGATGGTACTCCAGGCTAACGACCCCGAGGCCAAAGACTTTGCTGTAAGGTATCTGCGACCTATCTGGAAGAATTGCCCGCCGGTTATGGCACGATTTAAAGAGGACGATATGGAGCGCTCAACGACTGCTGACTTCGACCGTATGACGGTTTACTGTCGCGGTATCTGGAACGAATCTAACCTTCAACGGTTGTCGCTTCGGTACGTTATCGCAGACGAATGTTGGTTGAGTCCGCCTTCCCACTTGTCGGAGGCCTCGGCGCGAGTGACTGCGTTTGGGTGGATGGGTAAGCGCATTTTTATGTCGCAGGGCGGCAAGGCCGGTCAGGAGTTCCATCAGCTGCACGAGTCTACGGATCAGCGAGACTGGAACTTCAAATGCCCATCGTGCCATAAACTCCAACCTTGGGTCTGGGAGCAAGTTCGCTTCCCCGAGGACGCCAAAGAGGCTGGGACGTGGAATCTATCCAAAGTATCTCGAGGCACGACGTACGAGTGTTCTGGGTGCTTAACGCGTCTGCCCGATACTAACGCTAGTCGGTACGAGGCTAACTTGGACGGTGCTTTTGTGGCTACATCCGTGGCGGCCAACTCTGGACACATTGGACTGCACTGGAACAGCCTAGCGACGATGAGCTGGGGCGAGTTAGGGGTGATGATGCTCAAGGCTAAGGATGCCAATGACCTCTACGGAGACCCGGATGCTCGGCGGGTGTTCAAGCAGAAGCGTCTGGCGATGCCTTGGAGCGAAGAGGGAGGCGAGATAGTCAACCTGTCGGAGGCCTCGGACTACGCGATGGCAGACGATTGGGATAAAGAGACGGTAATCACTCCCCGCGGTAAGGTGGTCGACCGAGAAGGGGCGCCGGACAAGTCAGTGCCTTTCCGCACGGCTGGGGTGGACGTTCAGCGTGGTCACTTCTGGGTGGTTGTGCGATCGTGGGCGGTTGCTGGACATAGTCGGCTCAAGGCCTTCTCGAAGATTGAGACTTGGGGTAACGTCGAGGCGTATCTCAAGGAGCATAAGGTTAACCCTGCCTTAGTTTTCGTCGACTCGGGCGATAATACTACCGAAGTTTACCGCGAGGCCACTAAGCGAAAGTGGAAGTGCGCCAAAGGGTCTGGGAATGAAGACTTTGCGGTAACGGATAAGAACGGTAACACTATTCGAAGATTCTATTCTGAAAAGCAACGCGTCCTCGTGCCGGGCTTGCCCGATCGTGCGGAACTTATCTCCTGGTCTAACTTGGCCGGCAAAGACCTTCTGCACGGGCTTCGTTCCCGCAAGGTTTTCACGTTCCCCCGAGACGCGTCGGCGGACTACGTTGACCAGTTAAACGCCGAGGTACGGGTGAAGGACAAGCGAACGGGGAAAGCCCATTGGATACTCCCCGCTGGGAAGCAGGACAATCACGCACTTGACTGCGAGCTGCTTGCTTTGCTTTCAGCCGTCCGCTGGGGAATTGTGGGCAAGGAAGCCTCTGAGACTGACTTGCCTTCCGAGTAAAGATGCCCAACCTAGCAACAAGGAAGACGGCTGGATTTGTGCGTTCGTGGTGCAATACGAAATGGCATTGGGAGTCTGGCCGTCTTCCCCCTGTTTGCCAGCCCCTGCATTAACAAATGGCTTCTGGCATCTTCATTGGACTGAAAGAGGAACAACTGCTCGCTATCCGCGATAAGGCGGTGGCTATGATTACCGAAGGTAAGACTTTGATGTCTTACTCCGACTCCGGGTCTTCTGCCTCGAAAGCCTTTGCTCTCCCCCCGCGTGAAATGTTGACCGAGAGCCTATTCGCATTGAGTAGCCTCGACCCGTTAACTTACGGCCGCCGTCCTCCAGTGGTTTCGACGAATTGGAATAACCGCATCGACTTTTAAGATATGTCCAAACCATCCCCCCGCAAAAAGGTAACGGTGCCCAAGCGCCCGATTGCCAAGAAAGACCAGAAGTTAGCCCCTCAGGCTTCCTTCCAGGGATGGCAGAGCACGGGCATCACCCGGATGCGTCGCTCGCTTTACGGCGCGGCGCCTCAAGACCTTCGCCGAGATATGTCGGCCTACGATCGTCTTGCGATGGTCAAAAAGTGTCGCTGGGCTGAACGGAACAGCGGTCTTTTCAAGACCATTTTAGGGGACGTGGTGCTTTTCACCGTGGGTGACGGAATTAAGCCTCAGTCGCACGCGGATGACCCAGTGAAAGCGAAGATGTACGAGGAGTACTTTCTCGAGAAAGCCAAGCGCATCGACATTACGAACCGCTTTTCGTTTTGGCAATCTCAGGCTATTATGATCCGTGCGATGGTCAGAGACGGAGATGCGTTTATCGCCAAGGTGCGTAACGCCAATGGTGAAGCCAAGCTTCAGCTGATGGAATCCCACCGAGTCGGCAATCCCATCCAGGGCGAAGTGCCTCCCGCTGGAATGCACGATGGCGTACAGTTTGGCCCTTATGGTGAACTTATCTCTTTTAACGTCTACAAGTCTGACGGCACCGATCGCTCTATCTTGGCTCAGTCAATGATGCATATCGTCGACCACGAGTACGCCTCTGGCGCGCGTGGCGTCCCTGTCCTTCAGCATTCGCTGAACACAATCCAAGACGAGATGGACATCCTCGAGCTCGAGAAACTCGCCGTGAAGGATAACGCAGACGTGACCCGCGTCATCAAGAAGACCGGCGGATATGTCGACGGAGACCTCGCAGCTGAACTCGGTGCAGGCCTTGCGTCTAACTACGAAAACATCCACGCCCGTATGGGTGGCAAACTTTTAGCCCTTGAACCAGGGGAGGACTTCCAATCCTTCTCATCTAACCGTCCGTCTCCTGCGTTCACTGGCTTCCTTACTGCTCTCCGCCGTGAAATCGCCGCAGGGGTGTTACCCTTCGAGTTTGTCGACGACGCATCCAAACTAAGCGGATCGTCGGTTCGACTTATTACGGCCAAGGCGGCTCGAGTGTTCGGCAAGTACCAAAACATTGTTATCGAACAGATGTGCATCCCAACGTGGGGTTACATCATTGGACAGGCTATCGCTGATGGAGACCTCCCCGACGATCCGAATTGGGCCCGTACCTCGTGGACTACGCCTAAGAGCGTGACGGTCGACGCTGGTCGTGACGCGGCTAATGACCGGGCAGACGTTGAACTCGGCCTCCTATCGATGAGCGAAATCTATACCCAACGCGGTTTAGACTTCCGCACTGAAATGGAGAAGCGGGCCAACGATATGGCGTACATCACTCAACTCGCCAAGGAGCACGGCCTACCTTTCGAGCTACTTTACAAGCCTCAGAACGTCCAGCCTGGCTCGATTGACCCGCTGGCTCAGAACCCGGTCGAAACTACCCCACCCCCTTCTAACGAATAATATGCGCTTTTTAACTAACGGACTCTCCGGCCGTGAGCCCCTGCTCATCGACCCCTCCAAGGCAAAGGCCCACGCTGACCTCTCTGAGAAGTTTGGCTTCACGGATATGTTGTCGCAGTTATTCGGACAGGCCCCCACGGCTTACATCACTGAGGACGGTACGGGCGTGGTCCCCATCGTCGGCGTGATTGGAAAGGGTCTTACCCCGATGGAAAAGATGATGGGTGCGTGTGACCTCAACGATATCACGATGGCGCTGGACACGATGAAGGCAGACCCTTCGGTGAAGCGTATCGCCCTGCAAATCTCTTCTCCTGGTGGTACGGTCACGGGCGTCGAAGAAGCCGCGAACCTCATCCGCAACATTGGTAAGCCTACGATGGCTTACACTGATAGCGAGATGGCTTCCGCCGCCTATTGGCTTGGCTCAGCTGCGGATCGCGTAGTCGCTAGTCCGTCCTCCACGGTTGGCTCGGTGGGCGTGTATATGAACCTCGTGGATATGTCCAAGGCCTACGATATGGCCGGCGCCAAGAGCGTGCTTATCAAGTCTGGCATCTACAAGGGTGCGGGCGTTGAAGGCACGACTATGACGGCCGAGCAAATGGCTAACTTACAGGCCAGCGTCGACAACATTCACGCCGACTTTAAGAGCGCCGTGAACGCCAAGCGCTCGATGGTGCAATCCTCGGCGATGGAAGGCCAGACCTTCTCTGGCCGCCAAGCCTCCCAAAACGGGATGGTGACAGGTCTCGCGGATAACTTCAACCAGGCTGTGCAGACGTTCAATCCGGGTGGCACGTTCAACCCTAACCAGAACACGATGATGAAGGCCAAGAAGACAAAGGCGCTCTCTGGCATCAAGGCTGACGGTGACGGCGGCTCAGTTAGTGACGAGCAGTACCCTTTGCTGACTCCTCGCCAGCGTGCGATGGCTGACGAACTTTGCGAAATCGAAGACACGTTCGGTCAGTTCGACCAGACGGCCGGCCCCGATGGCTCCCATTACGCGGCTCAGTCCCCTTACGCGGACAAAGGTTTGATGTGCCAGAACTGCATCTTCTATCAAGGCGGCCGAGTGTGCGAGCTCGTCAAGGGTGACATCGACCCCAACGGCGTCTGCAAACTTTGGATTATTCCGGGTAGTCTCGTGAAGGAGTAGTTGCCAGACTCTGCAAACTCAAATGACCATCGAAGAACAACTTTCCGCCGCCGTTGCCACTGCTACCGCCCTCGTGGGTGAGCGTGACGATCTGCGTGCGACCATCGAGAAATTGACTGTCGGCACTGCTTCGGAACTCGAAACCGCCAAGGCCGAAATCGTCGCTAAGGATGCTCGTATCGCCGAACTGACTGAAGCCTTCGATAAGGCCAACATTACGGTCACTGAAATGACCAAGCAGATTATCTCCCTCGAATCCTCGAAGGTTAGTGCTTCCAAGGAAGCCGCTGTTATCGCCGCGTCTGTCGGCATCACTCCTACCGCCCTCCCGATGGAAGGCGAAGCCACCAAGGAAGCCGTTAATCACCTCGCCGTGTTTATGGCTATGCCTGTTGGCAAAGACCGTTCTGATTATTTCAACGCCCATCGTGCGACGATCATCAAAGCGGCTATCTAATTTTCCTCACCCCCTAATCTCCTAATATACTACTATGGCTAATTCCATTGTTGCAGCTCCGGCCGTTCTGGCTGAAAGCGTTATCCAGGCCATCCGTGGCCGTCTCCCCGCCTTGTCGGGCTTCTCGAGCGTGTTCAACGCCCTCGAAGGTCAGGCTGGCAAAGCCGTTCAAGTTCCTCTCGTCGGCGCCGGCGTAGCTTCCCAGTTCTCGACTGGTGGCTACCTCACTGGCGATGACGCTACCCTCACCGCCGCGACTGTCACGCTGAAGCACTTCAAGTATTCGGCACGCTTCTCGCCTCTGGACGTAAAATCGTACGGGGCCCAATACCTTGTCAACGCGTTCTCTCCTACGGCCGCGGTTGCGATCGCTGAAGCCTGTCTCGGTGAAGTCGGAGCCCTCCTGACCGCCGCCAACTACTCCACCTCCGCTACTTCTGGTGCTAATCTCTCCTACGCTGAACTCGTGGGCGTGAAGGGTCAGCTCGACAGCGCTAAGGCTGGCGACCCCCGCTCTTTCGTGCTGGGTGCTGGCTACGCTAACGACCTTCTGACCGATTCCTCCATCATCGGCGTCCGCGGCCTTGAAGCCCCGGTCATCGCTACTGGTAAGATTGGTCAGCTCGTCGGTGCGAACGTCTACCAGTGGACCTCTATCCCTGGTAACAGCGAAAACCTCGTCGGCTTCGCCGCGGGTGCTGACGCTATCGCCGTGGCTTCCGGTCTGCCTTACAGCGAAATCCCTGGCTTCGATATGGCTGTGGCCACTGACGACCAGAGCGGCCTCTCCATCCAGATCCTTATGGGTCAGGAGCAGAGCGGCTACTACAACGTTACCGCCACGCTGCTCTTCGGTGCTGCTGTCGGTCGTGCGACCTCGCTGGTTCGCATGAAGTCTGCCTAATCAGCAGTCTAACGGTTAAAACAAGGCCCCCAGAAATGGGGGTCTTTTTTTTGCCTAGGTCCGCAAGGGTATGAGTTTATACTCGGAGTTCCTGCAGGACGCTATGGATATGGTGGCAGACTTTGGCATCGCTGGTCAGACTTTTGACGCGAGCCTGTCCTTTTCGTGCCTACTCTCGGACCCAGTGATGAACCAGACCCTCGAAGCGGGGGGCTTTAACACCCAGACCCTACACACGGTGCGTCTGCCTGCTGTAACGGCCTCCTGGAGCCTCCCAGACGGGTCTATTGGGGCATCTGGCCCGACACTTACGGCTGGGCTCCCCATCGCCCTATTCGCCATTGGCAAGAAACTTACTGTCGGCGGGCGCCATTTGCGTATCTCGAGCCGGACCTATAAGCCTAATTCCGCTTGGATCACATTGACGGTCATTGAGGACTCTCAGTAGTCCGATGGCTTTACGCCAAGCCACGGTTGAGGAGTTCCAAGCCGCCCTCATCGACTTTGCTCAAGAAGTGGGCTGGTCAATGGAGTACGCGTCTCTACGGGAAGCGGCTTTGATGTCTCGGGACAGCATTATCTTCTCTCCGCCTTTGGTGGCTGGGGGCGGTGGGGGCGAGACGAAGCAGGCCGAACTTACGGGAAAGAAAGCAGTGGCCCGAGACATCCACGCTCTATTCACAGCTGAGAATGACCGGGCCCGTTCGCCGGCCGCCATCCTTTTAAACCGATTGGGTGCAGCGGCTAAGTTTAGAAATATGACTGAGTTCAATAAAGCGAAGGAGGAGATTCAGCGCTCGGCTATCACTTTCGACTCGGTCCTTACGAACAAGATTGTGCAAGACGGAGACCAGACTCGCTCGTTCAAGAAAGCCCAGAATTACTTTAACCAGATTAACGTCAAAATGAACGACTACGGAAGTAGCGTTATAACGGACATCGCGGCTATCCACGACCGCCTAAAGTTTTCTCAACGCGGGAAGACTAAGATTATCAAGGGACAGGGCGAACAAAAGGGTAAGTTCCTCGTATCCACGAAGTCTGAGCTCGAGCAATATATCAAGGTACGCCAGAAGGAAGTGGGCAAACTCAAGTCGGCTTGGTGGAATGTGATCGTGTCCCTGCCTAAGCCTCAAAAGAAAGGCGTCGACCAGAACTTCGGCCAAAAGGGTGTTGCCGGCTACGTCAAGAAGTTCCCTGGACTGGGTGGCTTCTTCTCTATTGCCAAATCAGAGTCTGGCGTGGTCCTTATTTTCGGCAATCCCATTGGGGATAATGACAACATTGGATCATTCTTTAATGTAATGAATCTCGTGTATGGCAACGCCGTTGCTCGTATCGAGCGCGACTTAGACCAACTTATCGCCCGAGACGTCAATAACTTCTAGTTCCCCGCCCCTGCAACTTTATGACCACCGCCGTCAAAAGCATCCGCCACATCGTCGAGGCAAACCTCAAGACCTATCTGACGGCCCAGACCGAACTAGCAGGCGTGGCAATCTACACGGGAGATAGCGCCGACGATAATGTGCTTCCGAAGATTATCACTGTCTGCGACTCTGCCCGGGCCCCTGGAGACCTCCCCGAAGGCCTTGGAAATTACCTTTGTGGCGTCCGTCTGACTATCTTCTCTAACGCGGATGACACGAGCCTGTCAGACCACCGCAGTCGGTGCGCCGTGATCGCAGGGATAATGCAGGACGTGGCATCGTTCCAGGCTGTCTTTACGGCCGAAGGCAACGCGAGTCTGTATGACGTTACTATCGGTTCGGAAGACGAAGGGGTAGACACCCGCAGCTGGGCCACGTCTTTCGGTTTCAATGTCCTCACTGTCATTAAGAACTAAGGTTGCCAGCCCCTGCAAAATCAAATGGCCGCTATTACCCAAGGAACCACCTGCCTCTATGGTATCGCTGGTACCGTCACGAACCTTTACGTCCAGTCTTACAGCGTTTCGTCTGCCTTCAATGTGGCCGAAATGGTGATGGATGAAAACGGCATCACGAAGACCTGGCGCGGTGACGATCGTAAGAGCGAACTAAGCCTCGAAGGCGTTTGCAAGACCGGCACGGTTCCTGTGCTCGGCGCCAGCATCACTTTTGCGGTTCACGCTAACACGGCTTATGGTACGACTGGCTCGACCTCTTATGTCGGCTGGATTACCAAGATTGACGAAAAGGGTGGTAACAAGGAGTTCACGAAAGTCTCCATTACTGCTGAGGCCTACGAAGGCATCACTCCTGCCTAATTGACTTAATGCAGAACGGGGGGACACTACCCCCAGATGGACAGCCGCTTCGTCAATTCGTTCACGGTACCGACCCGGATTAAGTTTCTGGGTCGTTCCATTTACCCGTTTTGCCTAAAGCACCGACTAATGCTAATGGCCCTCGGGTCTCCGCTGGTCGAGGAAGGAAATCCCGTGACGCCTGTTGACCTGGTCATTGCGGCGCACGTTTGCTCGGACAGCCTTATCGGGGATTACGGCCTGCGCGATCGTATCTGGATAATCCGGCTTGGGCGGGACAAGGAACTTATGCTCAAGGCCGTTACGGTCTTCCGCGAGTATGTTGGTCTAGACGATTGGCCCAAGTTCTGGCCGAAGGAAACGGGGAGCAGTGGCAAGGCGTCTGACAGTGGTATCCCTTGGGTGTTAGGGGTGATTGCCGGGCTCATCCAGAACGGCATCGAGGAGGAGCGGGCGTGGAATATGCCTGAGAGCCAAGCCATTTGGATGAACTCTGCTTTTTCGATGAACAAAGGAGCGGACATCTCGCTGATGACCACAGAAGAGGAAAAGTTTATGGATGACCTCCGGGAGAAGGATGCCGCCTCGGCAAAGGAAAGAGATACCAATGGCAACTAAAGAGATTCGCTATGCTATCAAAGGCACTTCCGACACTGAAAAGGTGACGAAGAAGGCCGCAGCTGATATGGGCGTAATGGACCAAGCGTTTACTAAGTTCACGTACAAGTTAAAGCACGTGGGCAATCAGATTGCTAAATCGCTTTTCCACGTCCTCGGACCTTTGGCTATTGCTCATACTGTCTTCGGGAAGATTGAGTCGGCTATCGAGGAGTATAAGCAGAAGATTAAAGAAGCAGTCGACGCTGGGTCTAAACTGACAAATCAAGCGCGTGACGCTGGCATGAGTGTCGAGCAGTACCAGCGAGTCTCGGCGGCTACGGCTGATATGGGGTTGACGATGGATGACTATACCACGTCAAACAAGAACGCCAAGAAGGCCATTATCGAGGCCCGAGACTCAACGTCCCATTACCACGAAGTGCTTAAGCGGTTAGGTTTCTCAGCTGAGGACCTTATCCACGGCCGGATCACGGAGGCGCAAGTATTGTCGGCTTTGTCTGACGCTATCAATACGACCACCGACGATACCAAACAGTCTGCGATTGCGGTGGCGGCCTTCGGTGCGGAAGGGGAGAAGATGCTCAAGGTGCTCCGTGAATGGGTGGAACTTAATAAGAAGATTTCCGAGGCTAAGACCTTGACCAGCCCGTTTGCCAAGATTCTCCAGACCAAGGCCGAGAAGGAAGAGTTTGAAAAGAAGAAAGAGAATGTGGAGATTCAACGTCGTGAGGCTACTCTTGCTTATCTCAAGGGCGAGGCCGGCCCGGTTGACCCAAGGGTTAAGTCTGAGTTTGATAGGTTAAAATCTGAGCGTAGAAATGCACTTGGCCCGCAAGGGGGACAGGTTTATATTACACCATCAGAAATTGCTAGTAATCCAAAATTACAAGCATTGGTTGAAGAAGTCGTTGGCGGTAAAATGGCTACCGAAGCAGATGCGAAGAAAGTAACTAGTGCCGGTGCCTCTGCGGCCGCCGCGGCCCTTCTCACGATGCCCGCCAAAGCGGAAGCAGTACCTAAAGCCGAAGCCTTTAAGCACGACGCTGGCTTCTCTAACGTGATCGGCGTTGGCGCTAACCCTGTTACCGAGATGATGAACGCGCAGCTCGAAGAGCAACGGAAGCATACCCTCTTGCTCCAGGCTATCGCCGCCAAGGGCAAATCGGCCGACTTCAAAGACTTCACCAAAGACCAGCAAACTACTCCCGAGTTTCACGGAGATATGAGCGACTAACTTTATACGACTATGGCACGCCAAGACCAAGGAAACGCACTCACTTCACCGTGGCTCCAGCCCGGATGGACTATCTCCACTGACGGCTTCGGTCTCTATACGGGCAAGTGCTCGTTTAAGATTAACCGCACTGAAGGCCTCGCCGCGATGAATGGATTTACCCGAGGAGCGGCTCACCCAGTGGCCCCTTTCTCTGATTATATGGCCGTGCATAAGGGGGATATGTCTTCCGAGCATCTAGGGTACGTCACCCTGCACGCGGACTACGTGGGCATCAATAACGGTGAAGGCGTTGACCATACGAACTGCCAAGTCACGGAAGCAGACTCACTGACTTCTGAGAACATCGTAACGCACCCAAACTTTTTCACGACGATTGCCGGCCCTGTCTCTGGACTTGCTCAAAGCCCAATCGGTCCCTTCGTCAATGTCCTGGCTACGTCTGGTCAGGTCGTGCAGCTGGAGTCTTGTATCGGCCTTAACGGCGCTTGCTTTGAAACCGAGGAAGGCTCCCGCTTCATTGGCTTCGTAGATCCGGCCTATCCTAACTTCTACGGAAAGACGCAGTACCTTGCACCGACTACGGCCTTTTCTGGCATNATCTACGTATTGAAAACAAGCTCCCGCATCGCGGCATTGAAAGCGGCTATCGGTCACAGTTCTGGGACTAATGAGTTCGGTGGGACTGTTTTGCTTCCGAGTTACATTGGCACATCATTCACGACTAGTGGCGGCCTCAATCAAATGCTCCTTTCTTCGATTAACTTCGAGGACTTTGGTAATGTCGTAAAGTGCATTTACGAGATTAGGTACAACAGCGAAGGCTACCCTACCGAAGTCTACCCTACCGAAGTCTATCCTACCTAACGATGAGCAAACTCGAGGCAGGGACGGGCTACGGCTTCTCGCGGACTAGCACGGGGACTAACATTGATGTATTCAAGGACTGGCAGGCGCATCTTCCCATTTACAATACGCCTTCGCATCCTTGGATGGTGACAAATAACGGTCACGGCACAGGTGGATCGTCGGGAGACTATTACTGGAAGATGGTGCCCGGATTAGTTAACAACCTTTCCCCGATGTGGGAGGGTACGTCTACGCTAATGAGCGCCGACCCTAACTATTCAAACACTTGGAGTTTTAATGCAACGACCCATTACAGTTACATAGTCCTAGAAACGAGCTACGACTCGGCTAATAAGAAATACCCAGACGACAACACGGCCCACGTCTCCGCGATACCCGCTTATCCGGTCGTGGCCTCCCTATCGTATATGCCTACCACGGATGATTCGACGGCTTACCTTGTCCTGGCTACGGCTTACCAAGACCCCACGACCAAGGTCATCACTATCTGGCAAATGGTGAAGCAGAGCGTCTGGACGGACCGCATTAAAGTTAACACGCTCGACGCTAAGTATTACTACGCTGGTCTCTAATGCCTACTCCCCCGACATATACCGACGCGTTCCAGCGTATCGGTTCGGGTGACTTGTTAAGCACTTGGGGGCTTTTCCGTACGGCTGTTATCAGTGTCACGGGTGCCTATTACGACTCGACCGTTGACCCTTATGGTCCAGTGAGCCCAGCGTTATACGTCACGTTCCCCTATCTTCATTCCGCGGAATATATCACCCCAGGAACCTACCCTTACGCGATGGGTAGCGTCGACGAGACTACCTTGTTCAAGTCATACCTCCCGAATACGGCGCAAGGCTCCATTGCCACGGGTACTTTCTACTCAAGCACCCTCCCGGCCTTTACGATCGCGGGGGCATACAACCCTGGCGTAGGGATTGACGAGGACCAGTGGAACGACGCCCTAGTGGGTGGAACGGTCGCAGGGATTGGCGGCCCGCTGGTAATGACGACCGACGCGATGTATTCGAGTACGACCCTTGGGCAGAGCGCGGGCACGCTGACCACAATCACGTCAATCACCCCCCTTCCGTGAGCCAACTTGCCCCCTAGGGCATAGGTATGGCTACGACTGTGACACTTAAACGGGGCACGACCCTCGCGGGGACGGTTAATTACACCCCAGGAGCAGGCCCAGCGAACCTCCTCGGCACGACCGTTACCTCTGACGTTATCGACGTTGCCGGCACGACTTACCACCTAGCGGTGAATATGGC